TCAGGCCCAGTTTTCTGTAACTGCGTAACAAGTTTACAGCATTTCTGCACACTTGTAAATCCCCTGTACGCATGGCCGCTTGCAACACTGTGGTCCAGATTCCGGTCCAGTGTTCAACAGCAGCTTGATCATGTTGAACCTGCTGTTGTTGTGGTTTGCGCAACCAACGATTGTGTCGTACACTGAACAGGCCTGCAGAAACTGCGGGTATTCGTTGATCTTCCACATACAGTTCCACGGGTACATCATGTATGGTTAGATCGTAACGACGACGATACAGCAGGCGCTTGGTATCAAACAGTTCAGCCACTTCGCGATCACAGGTGATGCTGTCAAAATCTGCAATCAAATGCAGATCTATGTCGCTGTGACTGGTGTAGTTGTAGTTCACGTTGCCGCCGGTGATGATCACATCTGTGACTTCAAAAGGCACCGCCACAAATGTTTGGAAATCTTCAGCCATACGCATGAGTGCGCCGCGTACTTCACTTTTCAAACGATCTCCATCCCACAGCAATGGATTCAGTGTGGCATTGTAACGTATGGGATCTGCGTGACGATTTTGTGACATGATGTGTTATTTATACCATAAATATTCTTACACATGACAAAGAAAAAATACCCCGGACATTTATTATTGGCCAACCCGCACAACCCTCAGGACGAATTGAGCAAAAGTGTGTTGTTGATTGTGACTCATACCAATCGTTTGGGCATAGGCTTGCAACTCAATAATCCCATGGAAGACATTGATCTCCAAACTGTGGCTGACAACATTGGCATAGAATACAATGGATCTGATCCGCTGTACTACGGTGGCAATATTGGGCAAAACAAAATTCACGTGGTACACAGCACCGACTGGCGTGGCATGAGCACGGTGCTGTTAAACAACGAGCTGGCAGTGACCAACGATGTCAGTGTGCTGGCCGCAATCAGTCAAGGCGAAGGCCCCAAATACTTCAGAGCCTGTGCCGGATATTGGTTATGGGATGACGGCAGATTGGATCAGCAGTTGGATCCTAGATCTCGAGAAGAACCGCACAAATGGGAAGTTTCTCCAGCAACACTGGACAATGTGTTTGCCGGAGAAGGTCCGGATCAATGGCGTGCAGCTCTGGATGCTGCCGCTGCATACAGAATCAACGCTTGGTTTTAATCTTTTTCAGGATTTAGATTGGGCATCTCATGCACCCATTTTCTAATCAATGGGCTGTTGTTTTCTTGTTTGTTGATCTTTAAGTTTGTGCCCATTTTGGGATCAATATCGCGTATTTCCCCAGTTTCGGGATCTGTTGTGGTACTTACTGTACTGGTGCGTTTGAGTCCAGAATACACATTGTTTGCTGGACTTTGTGGTTTGTTGGAATAACTGCTTTGATCATCATCCTCGCCCAGATCACTGATACGTAATGTGTCTACGTTGAATTCCAAGTCAACTTTTTGTCCAACACCACTGGAACTACGTGTCTTCATAAACTGGATTTGATAACGTCCACGTTCCTTCATTGCCCTGCTGGTAAAGATACCAATGACATTATCCGCTGTCATAATCTTACTCAAACCACCTGAAATATGGCTGTGATCAAACTCAATTTCTTCCACAGCACTGCGGTTTAACTGACTGGCAGTAACTGTAACGCATTGTGTTTCCATAGCCAAGTTACGGATCTCTTCTGACACATATTTGTCTTTTACAAACAGATCACTAGGACTGACCTTCACACTTAAAGGCATCATCAAATCCAGGTAATCTATTAATAAAACGTCGGGTTTTGAACCTTTTTTGACCTGATATTCCTTCAAATAGGCTCGAATATCGTTACAATTTTTACCTGAGGGCATATACTTAACTTGTAGGTTTCCTGCCTTTTTACCCAGCATTTTAACCTTTAATTCCACATCGTCGATGCTTTTAAAAATCTCTCTTGTACCAATACCTGTGGTCATTGAATCCAATCGCATGGCTACCAAACCCTCGGAAAGTTCAAATGTCAAGTACAATACATTCAACCCTTGCAAAGCCCAATTTACACCCAAGTTGGCCAGGAACAAACTTTTACCACCACCTGATCCTGCACAGAAAATGTTCAACTCGCCGCGGTTAAATCCACCATACAACTTACGGTCAATGCTGGGCCACCCTGTACTAATCTGCCCGTTGCCGTCCTTTAACTTGCTCAAACGTGCTCTAGGATCTTCAAAGTAATCTGTACCCATGTCTTTGTTCAAACTGATCTGGATAGCATCTTTGATCAACTTTTCAACTGGTCCGTAATCGCCAGATTCTAGATAGTCTGCACTCTTGATAATGGCACGTTCTAGACTTTTGTGTCGACTGAAGTTTTCAAATTCGTCCATTAACCAATTGTAGTTTTCTCTGGGCAATGGAACTGGATTGAACTGGCTTCGCGTCTGTGCATTTACAATTGCAGATTCTGGCATTACTTTATATTCATCTACATACTTGTTGATAAATTCTGCCGCACCTTGCAAGCGTTGATCAAAGTTTTCAGGATCAAAAATATTCTGACATCTTATGAATGTTTCTGCATCGCTGAGAAACATGTTTAGATATAGTGTTTGTACTTCGTAGTCGTAGTTTGTTTTATTCATCTAGGTTCTCTAATTTTTTCTTCAGTAAATTTATTTTTATCTCTCCTTGCACTCTGTAGTGCAGGATTGTGGTCAATACATACAACCGCCCGTATTTTTTTACAGCATCTGCAATATCTTTGACATCGTCTTCCCATGGGGGCAAGCTGGCAGACCAATTGTTGCTGATTGCTGCTTTCAGCATCTTTGCACCTGGGCGATCCTTGTCTGGCACAACAATTACTTCTCTACCCAGCGAATTCAAACGCATTATTTGAACTTCGTTGGGTTCGTTGGTCATAATACCAACTCCGTCGATTGCAATAGCATCGAATTGACCTTCAGTTACTATTACATATTTTCTGTCATGTGTTTGATTATCTATGTTGAACACATACCCACTTTGGCTGTCTGTGATATATTTGGGTCTGCCCGGCTTGATCTTTCTACCAGTGTAACCCACTATACGGCCATCTTGATAAAACGGTATAATGACTCTATCTCGAAATCCAGGAGCAGGACTCCACATCCAGTTGTACCAAGACCAGTCTACGTTACGTTCATCTACTAGATATGAAATTACTTCTTGTAGTTCACTATCAGTAGCACCGCTGGCAATCCATTTGTCCACAGACTGGCAGTCATCGGGCAACGCTCTATCAAGCAGATCAAACTTTAATGCTTTTTTAAACACTGGCTGATCATCTTTGATCTTTAATGCAACAAGATTCAGTTTGCCTATGTCCCCTTGCGACATGCCGATCCATCTAAATAGATCTTTGGTGTTTTTGCTCAATAGTTTACCCGGAGTCCATCCGGCTGCAAAATTGCAGTTGAAGCAGTGATAAACAAATCCGTCTTTTTCTATCCGTACACCGCCACGAGCACGGTCATCTCGACCTTCGCCTCTGTGTGTGCAACAGGGAGCATTGAAGGAGTCCCAGCCACCGATGGTGACTTTTCTTTTGGAGGGTAATAATGCTAAAAGCGTAGACTGTATTTCATTCACACTTTATTTTAACATCTATACAGGAACTTGTCAAATGATCCGTAATAGGCAGGATTATCGTTGTTGTATTCTGCAGGGTTCTTTGCAGGCTGATAAATGACTCGGATATATGAAAAGACGCCATTGAAGTTTATGTAATCTACTCCGGTGAATCCGTCATAAACTCGGGTGTCTATTCTGGCATATCTTCCAAATTCAGCAGGAGAGTTGTATAGAGTTCCTTCAATATGAACTGTCCCTTTAAACCCGGTCATGTACATGGCAACAGTGTGTAATGCTGTATTACCGTTGAGTTCTGGATAAGCATAGATGTTGCCACTAAAGTGTTGATATAGGCTTATGCTGTCGTTGTACACTCTTTGAAATTCAATTATTTCTTGGCTGGGCTGCAACACAGGATAAACATCTTGATTTACTTTTACTTGACCAGCTACACCGTAGTAGGTGTTTGAATAAGTTGGCAAATATGTGTTGTCAGCAGGGTTTAAATATTTTACACTAAACCTGTAATCTGTTGCGGTAAGATCAAGTGTATCGTTCTCAGATAGTGTTAGTTCACCAAGTCCGCGAGTTGCAAATGTTACGCCATCATCAATGATGTCCAATTGCTTTTCTAATACCAATTGTTGTGTGGCAGCATCAAACATAGAGAACACATAGGTGCTGGTGTTTGAAATAGTAATTCGTTTTTGGTCGCTGTTCTTGAATTGGATACGTACTTTGTTCTTGATGCCTTTTTGTATTGTTAGATCGTGTTGATACATAACTCGGTTAACTCCCTTGGTAGTAGAATCCAAATCTAATATAACGTTGAGAGTATTTGGATATAAATAGATTGGTAAATTTTGCATATTATGTATTTATTGCGCTAATGACAACTTCCAACACCTTCCATTATAATTATCCCTTTGTAGCATGTGTCAAATCAAACGATGTTGAATATGTGGGCATTGTTATCAATCTCGACAATTTTGTGACCAGTATATACGATATATCAGTTATAAGATCTGACGAAGAGCGAAAATTGTTTTTAGAAATGGGGGAAATTTGGTGGTGGGAAAGCAATAGAAAAATACCAATCAACATTTTTCTGAAAAAAGAAATGCAGTTTTTTA